ATACCAGCTAATACTGGAATTAATTTGGATAAGAAACCGGCCTCAGGCAAGCCTGTTTTAGGGTTTATTGTTAGAGAGCCACCGTGCTGTACTGCTAATGCTTGCAATCCCTTTACTTCGCCAGGAGTCATGTGGACTAGAACAGTATCCTTCCCCCGTCCAGCCGATTGAACATGGTGTGCAAGTTCATGAAGACTCATTTTATGCTCCTGATTCTATAAGATGTTTCGTCAATAATATCACGCGGGTATAGAAGATACAAAGCTCATTGACGCCCTTACCGATGGGGTTGCAGGCCGTACTGGAGCAGCTCCTATAGCCGTATGCTTCATGTATACATTTACATCTGATGTTCGCCACATAATCTCTATGTAATCAGCACCTTGCAGCTCAACAAGTGCGACATATACTGCGACAACATTTGTATCTACCGGCTCATTAACTGAGTAAATTTTATTGCTGTTAACAACATTTACTCCATTCCGCATTAGCCATATGTTTACAGTCTGAGATCCAGCTGCATTATTTACAAACTCAGCACTGGCCTGTACGCTATATATGCCAGGAAATTCTGCTGTGATTCTTGAGTTACTTACTAATGTAACGCTATTTGTTTGCTCTGTTGTACTAAACTGGATTGCATAGGCAGTTGTAGTGCTAACAGCTACTTGGTCTGTATCGTCTGAGAACTCTCCATATGGCGAGCCTATAAACCTTCCGCCAGTATTTGTGGATAATGACTGTGTAGTTGAATCTACTTGTGAAAAGTACAGTCTTAAAATCTTGTTTAGCTGATCTTGATACTGCCTACTGTATTCAACAGTGCCAATAGGCAGAGCTGGAGATTTTGTTGGCTGTAACTTGTCTACTAAGTATGCCATTACTGACTATCTCCTACCATCAGGCCTGATATCAATCCTTGGAGTTCCTAACTGCCACTGAGTCCCAACCGTATCGGAGCTAATTTTAAACGCCATCTGCCGGCCACGTAGTCTTGTATATACAATCTGCGTAAACTCCTGAACCGTGTAGTTCTTTTGGTTAGCATAGGACTGCGCCGACTCTACTGTAGGCTCTGCAGCTACTCCATAGGGTGCACCAGGGTTCTGCCTTGGGCGTACAGAGAACACTGCCTCCGGCTTATTGGGTGCCGGTGTAGTAGACCCGTCAAATGTCAGATCTGGAATAATCCGCCAGACAAAACCATAGTTATGACCATCTCCAATATCAAAGTCAGATGACTGAACATATGCGTCTATGGGCAATATGTTTCCTTCGATATCTACATCGTCAGCGCCATTTTCATGGAACACTATCGTATGATCATACGTAGCCGCCATAGGGAAATCTCTAAGTGGACTATCTAACCAAGCGCTTCTGGTTAAGTTACCGTAGTACCAAACTTTATCCAAGTAGTTGTATATAACGTACCTGTCAACAACTGTAGAATCAGCTGAGCAATAGTACCACCAGACCTCGCTGAATCCTTCGTTTGTTCCTGAGAATACTTGATAGCTCTGTTCTGTATTAATGTCATTAAATACATACTGGCGTATGGTGCATGGCAATGTCTCTACCCGGCCTGTATAGCAGTAGAATTTGTCTACCCCCATCCAGTAAACAATATCTGCAGCAGCTGAAATTGCATTGGGACCAATGATAGAGGTGTTGTTAGACAGAATATTAAAGCCCCAAACATATGGTGGCCCTAGATATTGCATCGAATACACCGCAGCATCTGTGAGTATTAGTATTTCTTGGCGTGTCTGAATCGCAGTAGAGATATATGAACCACTGCTTAGCTTGTAACTACCAGCTTGATTAGTAATAGCCGGAGTCCATACCGCATAGTCTTCTTGATCTGACCATCTAACCAGCATACGGCTTTGCTCAACTGAGCCATAGTCATTACACCCAAATGAGATTACAAAGCGAGAAGCATCAGACACCATTAAAAATGTAGATATGACCGGGCAATCAGTATCAGTTTGATAGATCCCAGAAGAAGTTGAAGATAGAAGTTCTGCCCGGTCAAACTCTATTAATCCACTGAAAACATTATAGGTAGGTACCCACATATACAGAGCACCATTGCGTGGGTTCATAATCAGATATTCACCAAAGTTTGCCTCACTCCACAATCTTAACTGATCTGAAATCCCGGATGCACTTGACTCTCCCCACCCTGTGAACAGGTTGGCGCCATACACAATGGCGGCATTTGAATGTGCAGCGGCAATTGTGCCATCTATTCCACGTGTACATCCAGTAAGGTCATTTACTGAGATCGCAGCATATGAAATTAGCTCATTATCAATTAGTACGCTACCTGTAGCAGGGAATCCAGCTAAGCTAGTGACTGTGATTGTTGTAACTGAGTTATTAATACCTCCGTTAAGAGTATCCACAGGCTGGATTGCTACAATACCACCCCATAACCCAGCTCCCCATCCGACTAATGAGGCATAAATATCTAGCCCAACATTAATCTGATACTCACCATATGCAGAAGCTCCGCCATTACCACTGTCTGACGCATTGGCATTGGTTAGAACATCTATAGTGTAGCTGTTTGTATTTATATAAGTTATTTCATATTCTTTGTTTAAGACTGCTGCAGTTATATTCCCGCCCAATGAGACTGCACCAAAGAAGGTAACAAAGTCCCCATTGATTGCGTCATTGTTTGAATCAGTTACTGTGATAATGCTAGAGCCATTTATTGCAGCAAAGGTTACATCACCAGCAACAGAGGTATAACGTATTGGCGTTACGTCGTTGTATATACCACCGTTCTCTATGTAAAACTTTAAGTTGGTGCCGATAGATAATAGGTTGTCATTCTTTAGATCAATCCAGTTGCTTAGAGATCTTGCTACGCCAAGGTATGTATTGGCACTTATTGGGGTCCAGCCACCCAGCTTCTGTGGATAGCCTGAACGAAATCTGATTTTGTCGCAATCAAACCAGCCCCCCTCATTAGATAGGCTAGTACCTTCTCGGTTTATTCCCGGCCTGAGCTGGAGTTGCTGTAATGGCATTTAAAGCCCCACATTATTGTGTTTAATCAACTTTGTTAAGTCTGCCATTGTATACTTCTGATAGCCACTTTGCAGATTAGATGGCATCGGTATTTCCACTATCTCAGCCCCTGTCTCAGATGCTATCTCTCTTGCTACATCTTCAAATGACTTGGCGCTGCCGGTACCTACATTCCAAATACCTGACTCAGCTATATCAAAGAACCTTTTATGTACATCAATAACTGTCTCTACAGGTACAAAGTCACGGCAGAATCTGCTGCTACCTTCAAATATACTTATTACACCCTGTTCAGCTTGCTTTCTAAACTTATGGTAAGGGGATGCTTGCTCACCCTTATGGTCCTCATATTTGCCATACACGTTAAAGTATCTAAAGAACTGTACCGTGCTAGATGCTGACTTATATTTTGTTTCTACTAAATACTTAGAGTATGCATAGGGCGTACTCGGCATTGCTACGTCAGTTTCTTTAAACGTTACGTTGTCCTTACCGTACACGCTTGCACTAGACGCCATCTGTATTGGTATTTTGCTCTCAATACAACGGTCTATCAAGTCATAACTGAACATTACGTTCTGTGCTTGTAACTTCTCTATATCTGTACAGGCAGTACTACTAATCGCCCCTAGATGTATTACATGGTCTACACCATATAAACTATAATCTTTATCGCCCCACTCGTACAAAGACAGGTCATGGTCAGCCAGTGCCTCTACCATGTTCTGCCCAATAAATCCTTTATATCCCGTGATTAGGATATGCATACCGTCCCTAAACTCTGGCAGGACAATGCAGCCTTCTCATTAGCAAAACGCAGCGCCATGTCCATATCGTTAGTCTGCAGATGCTTTACAACCATTGCCGCCAGAAACACATCGCCAGCACCGCAAACATCCACCACTTCAATAGGCTTAGCAGAGTATACCTTATCCATGTACCCACAGCCCTTTGAGCCGTAAGTAACAATTAACTTATTATGCTCGGGCAAGGATATAGACTCGCACAGCTCCCGCTCATTAATCTTAAAGTAAATGCCAGGGAAATCGCCTAAGTTAATTTTCTTAGTATCCATATACATAGCCCCTGCAAAGCTATTTCTAATTGCGCGGATAGAGTCCGTTGTTAAGTAACCCTTGTCGTAGTCAGATATTACAATAGCATCATACTCATAGCGTTGAGCAGGAGCGTATGGCTCACAGGTTACATCATGGTCTACTCTTAATAAATGTGATCCTGTACGCTTATCAATGTACCTGATCTTTCTGGACAACTCTTTTGGTACACTTAGTGTTACATCAGCACCTAATCCGCGTAGGTTATTGGCTACATTATGCGCCATACCTAAGCGTTCTTCTGTAGTGTGGTAGGTCAATAATGGCGCAGTAGACTCGGGATTGACGCGAGTTATATCGCCAAACCGATACTCATCTATACACGCATCGCCAATGACTAAGATACGCATTGGCTATCTCCTGCCTCTACTCTGTAGTTATCCTCCACAGAATCCGGTGTTGAAACCTCTATGATGCTGCCAGTCTCAATGCAAACAAGCTGGTGTGGAAGCAGGGGTGGGTTGTGCCACGTATCGCCTGCGTTTAAAGTATGCTCAGACCGTTCTGCAGTCTTGGTATCAATGACGATAACTGTAAACTTGCCGCTCTGCACGTACCAAGTCTCATCTTTGACTGCATGAAAGTGCATGGAGAACTTAGCTCCAGCGTTGAAGTTCAGTAGCTTGCCGCAGTACAGGTTGTTTGTGGCCCAGATGGTCTCATGACCCCAACCTTTCTTAACTGTTCCAGTTAATTGCATACAAAGCTCTTGTTGTTGAGTGGTTGGCTACAAAGGGTAGGATAACTACCGGCAATCCATTACTCACCACGTCTTCTGGCTTGTAGTCACCACCCTTGACTACGATGTCAGGCTTAATGATCTGGATGAGCTCGTGAGGGGTAGGCTCATCAAAGATCAGAACCTCATCCACACAGCCTAATGCAAACAGAACCGCCAGTCGGTCTTCTTGGCAGTTGAAAGGTCGGCCATCTCCCTTTAGCTTGCGTACAGAGGCGTCAGAGTTTAGACCAACAACTAGCCAATCCCCAAGCTGTTTAGCTTGCTCAAGATACTCCACATGCCCACGGTGCAATATGTCAAAGCATCCGTTAGTAAAGACCGTTGTCATCAGTATGACCTATGTTTAGGTTGGATGCGCTGTGCTATTATTTTTGCATAAAACTGCATAGCACCTAGAGCGCAGTCAATATGGGAGTTGTAATGTGCTGGCGGGACAAACAGTTTGTTAGTGTCCTCAAACCGGCCTTCTTTGATACGGTCAACCCAGACAATAAAGTCAGCATTAAACGCAGTACGTGTCTCTGGTGTTGGGCAAACAAAGTCAGCAATCACATGAGCGCCATGCCTGCTGGCAATATCACATAGAACGCCCATACGCCTTGCTTGTTCAATACGGTCAGCTTCAGAGAACCCAAGGTCTTTGTTGATCTCATTGCGGATCTCATCAGCATTGAAATGGACGCAGGAAAGCTCTCTTGCAAGCGCTTGGGCTAGGGTTGTTTTACCCGCACCTGGCAAGCCCATGATAAGGATCTTTATTTGACTGCCCTCATTTTTATCAGTGTGTGCAAAGCAACGTTGTTGGCCTCACGCATCAGGCGGCGAAACATGAACTGCTCGTCGTGCGTCATAGTGCCGTTCTCGGTCTTTTGCTTCATCGTGTCTACCATGCTCTGATAGAACGGGTCGTACTCAAAGTCGTACCACTCCATGTCAAAGTCGATGCCGTACTTCAAAGCCATGCCAGAACTGGAGCCATAGGCTTCTTTGTGCTCTTCGCAATGCTTCTTTGAAAATAGGTACATCCCACTTACAGTGATTGCACGTTTGTGCGTTGGATCACCGTAGAAATTGTCGTGGAAGTGGTGAGGAACTACAATGTCCAAAAGAGCGCCATGCTTGCACACACGATGCAATTCCTTCATCAACGGGATGAAACTCTCCCCGATATGCTCAAGGATATGGTGCGCTCTGATCTCTTCGACAGAGTTGTCCTCAAAGGGCAGCTTAGCGCCCTCAATGTTAACTAGGTAGTCTGGTTCAACCAGCGGGTCATCATCAACGTTTACAAAACCATCAATGCGTTTATACCCGCTACCTAAGTTAACCTTCACAGGGCATCCAAATCGTCATGCGTAGTTGCGGCTTCAATTAACGCCACTCTCGGTGCAATAGCAGCTTGAGCAGCAGCAACGGCAGCAGGATCATACTTAGATGGATCACGGGCTTGTTCTTGGATAACTTGTTGGAAGCTGAACGAGGCGTTGGCAATCATACCGGCCTTACGGTCTGCAACTGGGATGTCGTAGGTTCCGTACACGATCTGCACTGGGTCAGTGGACAGGTCAAAGGTGTGAGCTGTGTAGCCTTGACGATTAGCGATGATGTTAGGACGGATTTCAACAGCGTGCTTCCAGCCGTTGTTACCTACACCGTCAGGTGGCGGTGTGTCCCAGCATTGCTTGACTTCGTTGTTGACGATTTGTACGAATAATGACATGATTTTTCCTTTTTAAAAATTAGTTAACTAGATAGAGCCAAAAGATGTTTTTGGCCTATTTTTACACTTAGCCATGTAGTCAATGCGCCCACTTGTTTAGGGCTAGAGTAGTTGGTTGTGTTGCCAACACCCATAGCGCCCGAAGCATTAGAGTTCCACCCCCAAGTCCAGAGAGTGCCATCTGTTTTAACTGACCCACCAACTAATCGCCCCATACTGACAGTTGACCAATTTGTTAAAGAGCCAACTTGTTTAGGTGATGAGTAATCAGTTGTGGTGTTTAATGCTGTTCTACCAAAAGAACCGCCACCCCAAGACCACATAGTGCCATTAGTTTTAATTGCAAATGAGGAAACGTCTCCCGCCGCTATGGTAATCCATGTGGTAAGTGCGCCTATTTGAGTTGGCGATGATTTGCTAGAATTTGTTCCATGACCTAATTGACCATCACCACCACTTCCCCAAGAATATAATGCGCCACTTGTTGTAGTAGCTAGAGTGTGGTCAGTTCCACTCTGCACAGACTTCCAAATGGTTAAAGCTCCTACCTGCATGGGCGATGAGTAAAAAGTGGTATTTCCTAAGCCGAGATTACCAAAGTTGTTGACCCCCCATGCCCATAATGTTCCGTCTGTCTTAACTGCGGTACTAAAATTCGATCCACATGAAACCAGTAACCAATTAGTTAACGCACCAACTTGTTTTGGGCTTGAGTAGTTTGTGACGTTACCTAAACCTAATGCACCTTGAGCATTACTGCCCCAAGCCCAAAGAGTTCCGTCTGTTTTAACGGCAAGAGTTTGATTAAAACCTGCAATTTCTGACCAAGTAGTTAACGCACCAATTTGTTTGGGCGATGAATACGACGTTGTGTTATCTAAACCTAATTGCCCATTGTTGTTACGTC